GCATTTTCTTTTTGGTCATCTGTTATAGATTGAATTAAATTACCATATATTTGACTATACTTATAAGCATCACTTGCTGACATATTATAATCAAGCGCTTTACTTTCTGCAAACTCTTTTATACTTTCTGCAGCATCTCCATATATTCTTTCAACCTGCTGTACTGCTGTTTCTGTTTCAATTGCAGACTTTGTCATTGCTGTAAAACCTGCTACAATTGGAACTGTTAATCCTACAGTCATTTTATTTGCTACTTTATCAACTTTAGTTCCTAAATCTTCTAATTTATCTCCATATTCTTCTAATTTTTTACCTGCAGCATTCCAACTAGAAGCTTCTGTTTTTAATGTATTTAGCTTATTTTGTGTATTTATAATTTCACGTTGTAAAGCACGATAATTTTCTTCATTAATCTGTGTTCCTTCTGCCATTTTCTTATCTGCTTCTTCTTTTATTTGTTTAAGTTTTTTTAACTTTTCTTCTGTTGTTACAATAGAACTATTTAATATATCTTGTTTTTGTTTTAATAATTCAGTATTTTTAGGGTCTAATTTCAGCAAAGAGTTAACTCCGTCTTAGCTCTCTGCTCAAACTAGATGTAGCAGAATTAACTTTGCTTAACGCCTTTTGTAGTCCTGATGTATCTCCACCGATTTCTACTATTATTCCTTTTATGCTTCCTGCCATATTATACCTCCATTAAAATAAGAGAGGTTTCCCTCTCTTATCCTAATAATTTGTCTATATCACTTTGTGTAGCTTTTTTTCGAGTTGATTGATTATTATCACCTATAAAACTCAACAGAATTTTCATTACATCAACATATGTAAGTTCTTTTAAGTCTATTATAGTTAACCCTACCCTTAAACATGATGCTACAAATTCATGTTCTGGGAATATTTCTTTAGTTTTATTGTCACTCTTTATTTTTTCTAATTCTTCCGATAATTCTTCATCAACAAAAGCAACTTACGGCAAATTCCGTTACCTCTGAAATCCAGCCAGCAGTATTTACATTGAAATCTTTCAATCTTGCTGTCCATTCTTCAAAACTTTCTATTTTATTATTTGCTGAATATATTAAAATCCAAGCTATTTTAGTTATCTTTTCTATAAACTCATCTGTGTCATTTATCATATAGTCTGATAATTGACTTAACTTTTCAGCTTCGCTTATTTTCTTTTCATCAAGTTGTTTTGCCACTACTGCTTGTTTGATTAAATAACCTTGAATAAAATGCATATCTTTTAATAGTCCAGATTTAAAAAAAGAATTATATTTAACGTAAGTAAGAGCATTACATTCCATTTCATACTTTTTGCCACAAATTGTTATTGTTTTCATAGATTACCTCCTAAACTCCTGCTGTTGCATCTTTTTCATATACTTTTGTAAAGAATGTGTCATATACAGATTGATTTGTTTCGTTTGGTTCGATTACAGCTTTTATAGCTTTGTCTGTAGAACGTGGAGACATTGTTATTGAAACAGTATCTGTTTGTGGTTCTTTTGATTCTTCTATAGTATTCATTTCAGAACCTGGTCTTGTAGCTGTACAATCGAAGTAAACAAATCTTCTTTTCTTAACATCTCCTTCTATTTCTCCCATTAATGCAAATCTTGCACTAACATCATCTGCACTTTCAAATAAAGCTCCATTACTATCTTCTTGTTGTCCAAGAATTTGTGTAAAGAACTCTTTTATTAACATAGCAACCTCTAAATCTCCTGTATAACCTTGATTTGATGTTGCTATATAATATTTAATATTATCAGCATAAAATGGAGTTTGTTCTCCTTCTGGGTCAGCTGTTAAGCTTTTTGCACCTGGCATTGCAAATGGTGTTCCATAAGTTATAACCCCATCTTCTTCTGTTATTTTAGCAATATGTACATTGCTTAATCCAAATTTTACTTTATTTTCTGCCATTTGATTTTTCCTCCTTAAATTTCAAAAAAATAACTCACTTGCCAGATACCTTCATCTGATAAGTAAGTTTCTTCTGTTTTGTTCCAAGCTATATCGCCTAGAATTTCATTTTCTATTTTATCTTCCATTTCCACATCTTTAGTTAAATATGTGTAATCAAGTTGAATTGGTGTATCTTTCAAATAAACCTTATTGTCTGCCATAAAGTTATCAGTTCCAGTAGATATTGCTACTAAATGAGGAGGCTCTGTTGGTCTTTTAAATCTACCATAAGCATATTTAATTTGTGCTTTTTGACATCTTTGTTTTAGTTCTTGTAGTGTCATTTTCTTGACCTCCTTTTAATTACGGTTGTTAACCTTTTTTCATGCAACTTATTGTATTTATCTTCTATCGGTCTAATATGAGGTTTTTCTCTTGTTCTCCCTCCATTACGTGTAGCATGTCCAAATTCCAACAAATGCGTTAACTGATAATTTGTAGCATTATGTATTTTTATTGTATATCTACCTTTATTTTCTTTTCCTTTTTGTTTTCTCCATCCTTTATGATATGGTTTTTCTCTAGTACCTTCCCCTTTTGGCGAAGTATCTTTCAATTCTTGGACAGCTTCCTTTGTAATTGCATCAGTTGTCTCTTTTACATCTTCTTGGATATTTTCTACATATTCTTCCAAATATTCACTTAACACTTTTTGCAAATCTTCTGGCTTAATACTTTTAGACATTCTTTATTTTCCTTTCACAAATCAATACAACTTCATCAGCTGTTGGTTCTTGTACTCTTATTACAGAGTAAACCTTTTTCATATAAATAAGTTCTTCTTCATCTTTGTAATTTAAAGCACTTATTCTTAATCTTAAACTAGGTTTAAAACCTTGTTGATTTGCTTGATAATATTCATTCGCATACACATCTTCAACTTTGATTATTGGTATTAGTCTTTTCTTTACTGTTTCTATCTCATTGCCTATATCATCTTGCTTAATAGTAGTAGATAGTAATGTACAAGCTATATCACTCATTACTATCCACCACCTTAAACTCATCACTTAATCCTAAGTTATGACATAGAAGATTGTATGTTCTTTGAGATAGTTCTTTTTCTTTTATATCTACATTACCAAAATTAGCTTTTACAAACATTACTATTGCAGAATGTATAAGAGCATTATCTAATTCAGAATTTATATCCTGTCTTTTCAAATCTGCTTTTCCTGCATTAATCCACATAGTTATTTCATCATCTTTTAATGTTGAAGTATCTACTATACTTAAACTTTGTTTAGCTAACATCATTAACTTTTCCATACAATCTTCCTCCTAATTACACTCCAGAACCTTCTGCAGTAACTTTTCCATATTTGAAATAGTTTGGTCTTGCTTTACCATCATAAATACCATATCCACCATAAAGTGTTTTACGACCTTTTACAGTTTTCTCTTTATCTACTCTCATTGGAGATACTTCATTAAATATGTAGTTTTTCATATTTCCAGCTAATATATCTCTATCTTTAAGATAAGGATCTACTTCTATGGAAAATCCTTTTACACTTGGTATACCAGCAAGGAATGGATAATTATTATTGTTATCTTTGTAAGATACAATATCAAGATTTACGTCATTTGAAACATAAACTTTAGCACCTATTCTAGCTTCATCAGATAATCCCCTGAAAACATTTAAAACTCTATCTATTGCAGTATCATTTTCTTCTGGTTCTATTGGTGTTAAGCCATAAAGAACTCCTGTAGGTTTGTTTTCTCCATCTCCATAAATAACAGCATTTATAATTGCTTTACCCATTTTATTTTTTAGTTCTTCAAGGATAAATGCTATAAATGATTCAACTGCCATTTCTTCAAGTTTCCAAGTAATTACGATATCTTTTGCTAATTCCCATCCAGTTAATTGCATATTTTTAAATTCTATACCTTCATTAACAGTATCTGTTAACTCTGTGTACCAATTAGCATCGTCTGCAGCAAACAAATATGGCAAATCAATATTTCCTGACACTTGTAATTTTCTAGCATCTCTAAATATTGGAGATTCTTGAGATATTAATTCCATTAAATCCATTCTTACAGATGTTGGAATAAATAATCCTCCATTATTGATACCTTGTGTATCAGCAGTAGAAGCTACGAATGTAGTTGCAGTTGTTGTAACTGCATCTCCTAATGCTCTTTTTTCATCTTCTGTAAATTTGTTTTCTGACAATCCCATTAATTTTTTAGCCCAAGCACTTCTGTACTCTTTATCAGCTATTGTAAATTTTCTTTCTTCCATTTCTTCTTTTCCTCCTATTTTTGTTAATTTTGAAACTTCTTTGTTTCTTTTTTCTAATTCTTCAGTATCAGCTATTAAACTTCTTTCTTCTTCTTTGCTGATTTCTTCTGATTTTTCTTCTGTCTTAACTTCTTCTTGCTCTGGAACTTCATTATTTATAGCTTCAACTTCGCTTCTTAATTCTGCGATTTCTTCTTGTGTTTTAGCTTCTGCTATTTTGTTTAGAAGTTCAGCTTTTCTTTCTTCAATTTCTTTTTGTGTCATTGAATTTTCCTCCTTGTAATTTTTTAGCAGTTCTACCACCGCTTCTATAAAACTCTATTAGGCTCTACCGCACTAAAAAAGAGCAGTTCTACCACCGCTCCTCGTTCGAGATTATAAACTTAATAATAATTTTAATTTTTCTTTTTCTAACTCTAATTTGTTAGCTTCATGTTGTTCTTTTTCTTTTTCATATTGTTCTTTGCTTCTTGCAAATACAGATGTTCCTTCGTATGCTGGAATATCTACAATAGATACATCAAATAATTTGTCTATATTCATAATTCTACGAGTATCTGTTTCATAATCCCATTGTTCTTCCCTTACTGTAAATGCAAAGCTCATTTTATCTAATAAACCTGATTTAACTGATTTATAAATATCAATTCCTTCTGTTGTATCAATTAATTTTGCTCTCATTTTTAGTCCTACACTATCAACTATTAATTCTAGTGAACCATTTCTTGTTCTTGCAATTGCCTTACCTTGTCCGTGATTATAATTTAAACAACAATCTTTCATATCACATTCTTCAAATGCTTTTTGGTCTATTACTTCTTTACACCATCCTAAATTTGTTTCTTGATTAAAAACTGCAGCATATCCTTCTATAATCATTTCTTCACTATCTAATGCCCTCATTTCTGCAATTCTTATTTCTTTTACAGCCTTTTCCATTATTCGTCGCCTCCTTGATATTGATTTGCTATACTTGCATCTATATTATTTAAACTTTGTATTATTTTTGCTCCTTCTTCTCCTCCTAAAGGATGTAAGTCTATTATTTCTCTTGCTTCATCTTTTGTAAGTAATCCTAAAGCTCCCGCTTCTTTTAATAAGCTAATCTTATTTGCTAAAGTAGCATATTGTAATCTATTTGCAGTAAATACAATCTTGTGTCCATCTTTTATTGCTTTATAACTAAATATCTTATTAGTAAAAGCATCACTCATTTGTATTGCTCTTGGTTCAATTACACCTTCATAAAATGCATTCCAATCTTCTGTTGTAAAACTATTGTTAACTATTTTTTCTGATATTCCAAAGTAATCAAATATATTATTATTAACTTGTTTTAATTGTTCTCTATCTAAAGTAATTGGTTTTAAATTAACCGCTTCAAATTCTGCTTTGCTGTCAACTGCTGCAATACCACTTTCATTCTCTAAATTTAAGAAATCCCTTACAAATGCTTCTTTACTTGCTTTTATATCTTTTTCTTTCAGCATTGAATTAGTATATTTTAAAATACCTTTTAAGTTATTAGAAGTTTTTATTGCATTCTTTATCCCTTCTGAGGCAGTATGTGCTGTATCAATATCTGTTTTTAATACTTTGTTGTTAGTTCCGAAGATATCATGCTTATTATAAAAGAGTCTTAAATGTATAAGCTCTAAATAAGGCAATGTATATTCTTTACCA